TTTGCTTCTTCTTCCATTTCAGGAACTACACCAAGCAAAGTCTCAAGCATTGACTTACCTTCGCCTAGATATTCATAGGATTCGTCAATCTTGTCCAAGATAGCCTGCACAACGATAAGTGATTCGCCGGTTACTTCACGGCCTTCTTTCATCGCTGCGATTGCTTCCTTGATGTGTTCACGAGCCTCAACTGTGGTTGTTGGATAGGCAGGATAAGTGACAACTGAAACGTCACCGTCGGCCAAAGATACTTCGGTCAAAACTCGGCGGCTTCTGTCGTCATTCCACTTCTGACGAATGACTCGGAAAGCAAATGACATCTGATCAACGTCGCCACGCTTGACGAGTTCGTAGATGTCACGGCCTTCTTGTGTATCTGCTAAATCTGCATCAAAGCGCAATCCGCGATCATCTTCTTCAAGTTTTAAGGTGCCATTCTTTGTGCGAGCTAGTGGCAAACCTTCGTGGTTAATCAAAAGGCGAACATCGGGTGTTTCGCTTAAAGTCTTGCGGAAGGCACCAGGAGCGATGCTCTCTTTGAATGGTAGTGGCACGCTTGAGTCATTGAAGACTGCTGCGTAACCTGAAAGGCGCATACCTTTGTCATCGGCTCGCGCTTCTACATCGCGCACATTGAAAGTGCGGCGTTCAATTTTCTTTGCCATTTTGCTCCTTGAATCGGCCTCGGCATTAAGGGCATCAATCTTTCGTTGCGCCCAGTTTTGCGCTCTGTCACTAAAGTCAGAATCTCCGCCCCATAACAACCAAGCAACTAAACCTGCGCCTGGATATTCAGGATGCGATGAGTCTTTGTTCTTTGGCGCTTGGCCGTCAACTTTGTGACGAGCAAACCAAGGTGCCATTTTGCGAACTTTGTTTTCGGTGATTCGACCTGCTGCCATTTCGCGTGCTTCACGCTTGGCGGTATCGGTCAGACCATCGCCCCCAAAACCATCGGCAACATATTTCAAACCGCGTGCTGCGTTGTCGCGGATAAATTGTGGAACGCTCAAATCAACTTGACGAATTTCTCCGCCTGGTTCCATATCCTCAGAAATTGAAACTGCAACCATTTGGTCGATTGCATCCTGCTTTGAACTGTGGCAACCGATAGTGGTGTAAGAGCCATCAGATTCTTCTTTGACAGTTGCCCAACCTTGGCAATCGCTTTGCTTGTCTGAGATGTAATAGGGCATCGGTTATCCTAGATTAGAAGCAGAACTTCGGAATCGTCTTCAAGAATTGAGAAGGTAATCTCTGCCATTGCCTGTGCATTGAAACTTCCCAAAGCAGTTGAAGCATTGGCCACGATTGTTGAAACCTCAACAACTTCAGGCGTTGGCGTTGGCGGGAAATAAGGTTGAACGAAGTTTGGAGTGCCACCGCCTGCGCCTGCGACACTAGGAGTTTCAGGAATCGTGTTTGCATTTGATTCCAAGCCACCAAGTAAAGCATCTGCGGTTGCTGAGATTACATCTGAAGCTCTAGCCGTTGCAGATAGCGAACCAAGGCTTGCACTTGCCTGTGCGTTATGAGTTACAAGAGAGTTTGCACTTCCTGACAATCCGCCAAGATTTGTCGAGGCTTCAGCGATGACAACTGGCCCAAGAAGGTCTGTGTCAAGGATGCCTGAATCAAGAACGAATTGTGATGGCATTCTAAGATGCGACGGTTAGTGAAGCGGTAAGTGATCCGCTTGGAATGGTGTAAGTATCACCTGCAACATAAGCGTTGCCAGTAATAGTGCCACTGAATAGAAAATTGCCAGTAGTAGCATTATCCCAAGCAGTGAAAAAAGTAGCATCCTGACTGCCAGCGATATTTGTCCAAGTGACGGCAGCATCCGAAGCGATTGAACCTGCCGTAGCAGATTCAAAAGTGACTTCTTTGCGAGTTGTTTCAGTTGCGGCATTTGCAGTTCCATTCGCCCCAGGGTCGCCGACGTGAAGTTTGACATAAACATTCGCGGCGGAATAAGCAGTTGCGTTTCCTACTGCATCAAGGAATTTGTTTGCTAGATAAGCACTCAAGCCTGTTGCCATTATTCGTCTCCCTCGATGAACTCTTCGATAACTTCTGCGATGCGACCTGCCTCGTCACGAATGACCTTCTTACGAACCTTGCGGCGGTCAATCTGATTTGTGACTTCGACCTTCGGTGCTTCAACATTGACTGTTGGCGCATCAACACGAACTTCAGGTGATTCGAGCATCACCATCGCAGGCTCAATGTTTACATTTGGAGCAGCGACATTCACGACTGGCTCAGGCACATTGATTGTTGTGCCATTGTTACGAGCTTCGCGCACATCGTAAGCGGCAGAAGGATCAGTTGGGTCAATCTGTGCGATTGGTTGCAACTGTGAACTTGGCACGCCTGTGTGAGCGATTGGAACCATCTCGACCGCCTTTAAGACTTCTTCAGGATCAAAACCAACCTGAACCAACTTGCTCACAATGTCAGCACGCAAGTTCAAGCCAACATCCTTGGCATCTTCGGCATCGATATTCTGCAACGGCACTCGGAATTGGTCGCCTGCTTCTCCGATAGGCGCTAAATCCTCAACTGAGCGAACATCATTCAAACTCAAGAAGCCTTCACGAAGGCCTTTGGTGTAGGCCTCATAACGCTCAAGAGTTGTGCCACGAAGAAGTGCATCAAGATTGAATTTGATAAAGCCATCCGATTCAGGCAACAAAGCTGAAAGGCTTTGCTCAAGGCGCTCAAGCAATGGGCGAAGGGAATGTTGAACAAAGGAAAGATTCTGCGCTTCAACAGAGGCAAATGACATTGCACCTGCTACTGGATGACCGAGCAAACTGACCGGAACACGGAACAATCTTGCGATGTCCTCAACGTTGAATCTGCGAGCTTCTAGGAGTTGAGCATCTTGAGCGTTTAGTGTTAGAGGCTTGAAAGATGCGCCACCTGACAAAATTCCAATTCTGCCTGCACGATAAGGGCCTGTATGCGTAATGTTCCAATCGCGGCCAATATCTTGCGCCTGTTCTTGTGTTAGTTCTCCAGGAACCTCGATGACTCCACCAGGGTTGGCAGCGTTGCCAAAGTAGGCAGCAGCATAGGTGTCGGCTGCCATTGCCGCGCCGATTGTTAGGCGAGCAGCGCTAACAGGGCCTAATCCGTAATGAGAACCAGGCAGACGGAACATCGGAATGTGCAAGATTTCACGGTTAGTCAAAATCTCTGTTCGTGCTTCGTTCACATCGCGGATTGTGATTTCATAAACCAAAGGCTCATTTGGGCGAAGGCGACGGATGCGAACCTCATCAGGGTTCAAGCAGTAAAGCTCAAAGACTTCATCGTTCTCATCACGAACCGTCAAAATGTAAGCGTTGCCGTGAAGGTTGAGTGAGGCGATGACCTGCTCAAAAAACTCTAGGCGTGAAGTTTCAGGATTCGGCCGATTGACCCATTCAGGAGTTGATCCATAAACAGCCGCATAGGAAATGCGATTGCGACCTCTGCGAACATAAGCACCGAGAGGAAGCGAGGAAATCGTGTCGCCAAGTAAACGCACGCAGGCATAAACCGTTGACATTCGGATTGCAGAGTCGGCAGTTACATCAATGCCTGAAGGTGCCATGAATGCAGGCCGACCAGGAATTAACGGCTCAACCCATTGAGAGTCGTTTGCTCGCTTTTGGTCTGCAATGCGAATGCGCTTTGAAATTCCCATCAGTTAGCCTTCTCCGTAATCCATACTAGAAACGACCCCAAGCAAATCAAGGCAAGAGGAACTGACACCATTGCAAGACCGACTGTGGCAATTACTAAACCACCAAAGCCGACTAATGCTGAAACATCAAGTTTTTTCATATCGCCTCTCAGACTTGAATCGAAAAGAATTTGGCCACAGGTTGCTTAGGCGGTGGCGGTTGCGTTGCTCTGTCATAGCCAAAAATCGCAGCGACGGCGGCATCGACTTTGCGACGAGCTGATGCCTTCGCCACCATCACTCCACGACTTGATTGCTTTGTGACACAGTTTGCGATGTGGCGTGCAAGACCTTCGTGTCCGTCATGGGTAAAAGATTGATTGACGACTGCCTCGTAGAACTTTTGAGTTGCAGGAACCATTCGCTCTGCTGAGTTGGGATATGCCACCACCGGCAATCCCTCTTCGTCGAGAACCATAAAGGTTCTATTCCATCTTGCGGGATCGAAAACAATCTCTCGGACAGTGATTCGATTATTTCGTGCAGTGTTGATGATTGCCTGTTCAACTTCTGCGACTGGAACGAACCAACCTTGTTCGGCATTGTCAGGCTTCTCCCATAATCCAACGACTGAGCAGTGCGGTTTTTCTCCGCCTAGATACCACGCAAGAAGCGCAGTTGAGTCATTGGAAAATGAACCGTCAAAAGCTAGAACTACATCTTCGCCGGGAATGTGCGGTCTGCCTTCATAAGTCAAGGCTTCCCATGATCCTTGAGGCAACCAAGCCTGAGTTGTTGAAACGAAAGTGTTGCAACGCTTTGTGCGAAACTCGGCTTCAGGTGTTCGCAAGACTGCCGATTCAAAATCTTGCAAATCTACGATGTCGCCAAGGCCAGGATTAGCCTCTTGCCAAACTTCAGGCTTTCGATGGTCTGCATCTACCGTCTGCGGTTCCCACCAAGCAAAGAAAAATGTTGGGTCAGTATTTTCGCCCTTGACGATTTTTTGGCCGTATTGGTAGAGCGAATAGCAGAGCGAGTCTTGACCATTAGCGTTCGATTTAACGCCCGCAGTTGTAATGCCGAAAAGTAAAGAATCCGCACGAGCGCCACCGGCAAGAGATAACGTGTTCCATAAATCCCACGACGGTTGTGCGTGAACCTCGTCAAAGATAACAAGCGGTGAAGGGTTAAGTCCTTCTTTTGTGTAGGCCTCTGCCGAGAGAACACGATAAACGCTCGCCTTCTCCTTGTATTCAATCGCATCACGATAAAGAGTGAACATTGATGATAACTCTTCATCAAGTTCAATCATCCGCTTTGCAGTTCCAAACACAATGCGTGCTTGATCTCTGTCTGCTGCGCAAGAATAAATTTCAGAACC